TCAACAGCTGTAGTTGTACTACCATCTGCTGTAATTGTTTGTGACGCTTGTTTTAAACCTAAGAACGAAGGTATGTTATTGAAAACATCTGCTGCTGTAATTTTTTTATTGATTGGTGTGTTTGATGGGTCATCAACAACATGAAATAAATCTACTGCTGCTAAGTTGTCACCTAAATCGGACAATGCCGTTACTTTTTTGTCTGCCATTTTGTTTCTCCTGTTAACCCTTTCGGGAATGCTACTCTAGGTATCTGCCTAGATCAAGTTAATCATATTATTATATATAAGGGCGCTTATGCGCCCCTATAAATTATTTAATTATTACGCTGCTACTGTAATTGAACCAGCCGCTGTACCAATAGCTTCACTATTAGTGATAGTAGATACTGTTGAAGTACCTGCATCTTTAATAGTTCCACCGTTTAATCCAGTTGCGTTAGTACCAATAACTAATACATCATCTTCATTAGTTGCTGCGTTAGCTGCTCCTAATGTGAATCTAAATGTAAGTTCGTTAGTTCCAGTTCCAGATAAGTAAGACGCCAAGTGTGGACCTCTACCTGTACCAGCACCTTGGTTACCATTTGTAATAGTAACTTGAGGTGTACCACCAACATCAACTGCTTCGTTAAATCTTACCAATACATCAATGTTACCACCATCTGATTTATCAAATGCTGTAGTAACAAATTCTATTTCTGTTATATTTGCAGTTCCCATATTAACATTCAATCCACCGATTGCTACTAATACTTCTGGATCTGCACTTGTGTTTCCGTTTCCGGATAATACTGAACCTGCTTCTCTAACCCAACCAGATGGAGTTGCGTAAACTTCCTTCTTTTCGGCGTCAGTCAAGTTTTTAGGTTTAATATCGTTTCCCCATAAAGCCATGCTTCTCTCCTTTTTAAATCTAGTCGCTTTAAATCTACGACTTTTGATTTGTTAATTAACGTTACTATTTATAAGATTAGAAGCCTAGTTTTTTAAGCTGTGATATTGTTTGAGAGGCTGATTTGAAAGTGATACCTATACCACCTCTAGCTGTGAATTGTGATGTATTTTTGTCATAATCATCAATAAGAATACAAGGTTGACCTTGATTTGTAGCAAAGTTTTGTTTCTCTCGTCTTCTTACCAGATTTACTCTACCACCTGACATACCTAAGTTCTTTTTACACCACGCTGACTTACCTGGTATACAATTAGGATCAAAGGTTTTTTCCATGTAAGCTGATAATATATGTGGGTTGTACTTCTTAACAAAGTTGTACATTACTTTACCTTGACCCAACCAAGGCATATTAGCCCAGAAATTAGGATAATCTAATACTGTATCCCATTTTCTACTAGTAGGTATCTTTAACCATGCGGCCTTAGACTTACCAGTCGCCTTTTCTATTTGTTTACCAAAGTCACAAAGAACGCCGTCCATGTCTAGGTATATTCTAGGTAATTCTTTTTTCATTTATACTATAATATACCATACTTCTAGCCGTTTGTCAACTAAAAAATTGGTCTATGTTCTTGGTTTGTTCTAGTTTTTGTAATCTACTGAAGGCTCAGTTTCAACTTTTGTTAGTTTTGAACCCGAATCAGCATGAAGTTTTTTCTTTGTATCTTTCTTCTCATCACCATTATCTACATCATTAGCTTCATCTTTAGTTTCATCTTTATGCTTAGCGCCTTTCATAATAGTGCCATCAGGCATTTTATGAGTTGCGGCTTCCCAAGCTTGCTTCCATGATTCGTTTTTAGATTTATAGTTATCAGTTTTTTTAGTTTGAAGTTCTTTAGCATCTAAATCTTCTTTTTTAGGTTTAGATGGTTTTTCATCATCTTTGTCGTAAGCGTCTTCTTCTGTTTTATCACTCATCTTTTTAGCAATTGCTTTTTGTAGAGCTGGTGGCAACTTCTTTTGTGCCGCTGATAATTCTTCGTTTTTCGCTTTGTATTTTGTGTCAATCTTATTAAAGAAATCTTTTTTTTCTTTTGGTGACATAGAGCCGATACCTTTACCAGCTTTGTCTAGTTCTTTTTTGAACATATCTTGGTAGGCATTATCGTTTAACTTTGTTGCTTCATTCGCCATTAGTTCTTCAATGCTACCTGGTTTGTGTTTTAAATAACTCATTGTTTTTATCCTTTTACTTGTTTCGCTAAATCTTTGTCAGCGCCACCCCAGGTACCTGAGGATTTTGTAATGAAAGAGTTTACTCTAGCGAAAGCCCATTGTTGTTGACTTGCGCCAGGTCTATGTCCACTTTTCCAAGCAGCCATACCTCTATCATAAACTTTTTTTATTATTGAATAAGGCATACCTGATTTCTCAGCCTTCTTCTTTAAACCTGTGATTGATTCTATATACAATCTTCTATCTTCATTTATATTGTTTTCTTTAAATTTTTCTTTTGCTTTCTTTATTGCATCTCTAGTACCCATACCAGTTCTCAATAAATCATTTACATGCGATTGAGCTTGGTTAGATAATTTTTTAAATGCTCTATCTAAATCTTTAGAAGTAACACCTAATGTTTTATTATGTACAGTAGGATTAAAAGCACTTGTATTTTCTTTGTTTAAAATCTTTTTAGCAATTTCATGTCCTTTTTTGATAGTCTTCTTTTCTAAAGGTGGCTCATCATTCATAGATTTTTTAGCCTGTGCCATACCGATAGCGTAAGCGTCATCTTTTTTCATTTCTTTTATATTGTATAATCTTTTTGCTTGTGCTAGTTTAGTTTCTAAATCTTTTAATTCTTTCTTATCTTTAATCATAATAGTACCACTCATACCACCAGATTTAGAAATCATTAAACCTTTTTTAGAAGGATCAACAGCATTCTTATAAGCTTTAATTGAAACAGTTTCTTCAATATCATTCTTTAACATCTTCTTTGCTAAATCTTTATTCTTACCTTTTAGAGCGGCTTTCTTTTGAGCATCATAATACTTAATCATATCTTTAGCTCTTTGTATTCTTTTATCTCTATCGCTCATAGTCTTTTCGCTTACTTCTTCTTTTTTTTCTTTTTCTTCTGCATCTTTAAAGTGTTTGTAAGCTACACCAACTGTTAATGGTACTTCGCCAGTCTTTGGATTTGGCTCAGGCTTAACAGCTTTATTCTTTTCGTTTTCTAATTTTGTTTTTAACATAGCGATTTGATCCTTCAAAGAAGCAATCTCTTTATCAGAGTTTTCTTTTGCTACTTTTTCTTTATCATCTGGCATGTCTTGTTTAGGCTCTTCAACTGCTTCAAACTTACCTGTCTTCTTATAAACTTTGTTTCTAGCAAGTGTAGTAACAAATGGTATTTTTGCTTTAGTTAATTGTTTTAAAGAAGCCAAGTCAAGTCTATCTAAATGTTTTGAAAGAGCTTTAGCTTGTTCTGGTGAAATTCTTTGAGGCATTGTAGCATATGATTTTTGTAATCTTGTAATCATATCAGAAGTAAATTCTGAAATTTCTTCAAATACTTCTTCACCTAAAATATTCTTTACAGTCTTCAAAGGTAGTTTCATAATTTTAGCAATTTCTTCAGCACTTTTACCTTCTTGGTCAGCTGTAAATATGTCTTTCATTCTACCCTCTTCCACTTCTTCATAACCAGCGAATAGTGGTGACTTGATAGTTGACATAGTTTTCTTAAATACTTTGTCTTTGTATTGTTTAATTTTTCTTTTTAGTACAGCTAATTTTTTTATATCAGATACTTCGTTTACTTCTTCATTTACACTTGGATCGTTTTCCATATAGTGAGCAACACTATTCATATAATCTTCAGCAGAAGTTATTTTAGATTGTACCCAAGCTTCTATATCATAATCATTACCTTTTGATTGTAGAATGGTCTGCATTTTTTCAGCGTATTGTGAAATCGTTTTTAATTGACCAATTGCCATAGAAACCTCATGGTCTCCATCTTCTTTTAATTTGTCAAAGTTCTTTTTAAAATAATCGTATGCTAATGTCTTATCTCTAGTTGAATAAGCAACTTTACCATCTTTGTCTAATACATTGTATTGACCACTCATTGACATTGAAACATATGGTTTAATTGTTGCCTCTTGTACTTCTCTAATAGCATCTGACATTGATTTTCTGTATGTCATTATAGTGTACTCCAAACATTATCCCAATTAATTACTTTTCTTTTTAATTGGTTTTTTAAAGTTAATTCTAATCTTTGTCTAATTGTTATTGCGTCATTACCTATTACACTAGCAAAATCTTTGTGTATTTTTTCTAGTGATGAATAAGCATCAGCTAATTTCTTGTCGCCTAATATTTTATCAGCGATATATCTTCTAGCTTCAAAATGATCGTTTCTATGTGTTTTAGCTCTTAAATATTGAAGGTGAGTCTCACTCGCCTTGGCTTCTATTAATCCATAGTCGCCTTTCTTAAACTGTTTAAATGATTTACTCATCTTCTTCCTCTCCAAATTGATCTTCGTTAGGCGTATTTTCTGACAAATCTTTCATAAATTTTTCCATTTCTAAATCTTGTCCATCATTCTTTTTACCACTTCGTCTAGTTTTTCTCGCCATAATTCTTTGTATCTTTCCTTATATTTATCTAATGTAGCATCCGACATTGCCCATTCTTTTACATCTTTTTCTTTTACTGGATTACTCTCACTATCTATCTTAAATTTACTGAAATTTTGTACAACTCTCTTGTTATTAGTCTTTGAATCACTAGGTTTGTAACTATCACCTTGATGTTTAGGGTCATAACTAGGTTCACCTGGAGTAGTTTTTGATGCATGAGCTGCGTAATCGTGTCCTATATCGTAAGATTCTAATACGAAACCTTCTACTTTTTGTGCGTCTTCGATACTCATACTCTCTGGAACACAGTTTGGTACTTGTCTATTACCTTTTTTCTTCATACCCACTTGTTTATAACCTACCCAACAAGCGTCTTTTAATTCTTTCTTTGTTTCACCATACATTTGTCTAAACTTTTTAGTATGTTTAGATGTTTTTGTCTTAGCATCTGCGTCACCTGGCGCTGGTTTATTACTATCGTTGTTTTTGAAGTAATCTGCTCTTTTATCTTTTGTATCTTTTGATAAACCAGAGTAGTATTTTTTAGGTTGTGTTCCGTCTTTCTTTTTGACATCTTTATCCTGTGGTGTTTTATCTTCTTCTATTGTATCTACGGCCGTAAAGCCATAATCAACATCTGTATTGTATTCTCTCACTTCTATTCCTCTATCCGATGCTATGGGTAAACAATCCCATATCCATGCTTTGTGTAAATTGTTATTGTTATCTTCTATGACAATATAATTAGTACCTCGTCTTTTTACTGTACCTTGTATATCTTCTTTGATATAATCTACTTTGTCATTTATGTTATAGATCATGTCTCTAACATATAAATCTCTTACTTGTTCTTGTTCAAATCCTTCCATACTAGCGACAGGTCTGTAAGTCCCTAAACCAGGTCCACCCATCA